AACGACTCCGGGGCGACCACATACATGCCAAGGACATAGGGCGCTTGCGAATCGCCGAGGTTGATCTTGATCTTTTGCGGGTACTTCGAAGGCTGGCCGCTGCGATCCGTGGTGTAGGCATACGCCTCTTGCTCGCGAATGCTGTAGGGCTTGCCGGTTTTGGCAGCAACGCCCGACTTGATGAACACTTCGAGGGAGGTTACTTCGATTTTGATGGTCATTTTTGAGACTCCTATCTAAGGTAAGAGGGGCCGGGGAAGCCCTTAGAACCTCCCCGGCGTATCGGCACGTTTTGCGCGTCGAGCGGTCCAATGGACAGCTAGAAGGAAGTTAATGACCAATGGACAGCTTGTCAATAGTCCAATGGACCGGTATCGTTGACTTAGATCAAAGGAGATTCAGATATGTCGCCAGCCCAATATCTCGCCAAATGCAAGATCAAACTCGGGCACATTTCAAACTACGAGCTTTCGAAACGATGGGAAATCGACGAAGGCTATATGTCGAAAGTAATACGCGGCACGCGCCCGGTAAATGCACGGGTCGCTTTCCTGATCGCCATCACGCTAGAACTTGATCCCGCTACGGTACTGGCCGACATCGAGAGCCAACAGCAGACCGGCAAAGCGCAGGAATTCTGGAAGTCTTTTCATTTGCGTGCACGGGGAATCCTCGCGGCCCTCTTGTGCACGCTGGCGTTGGCGCATTCCGCTGGAATCGAGAGCGCTCAGGCCGTAGCTGGTGGAGCTTTTAGACGTCGCCAGTACTTCGCATAATTGCCCGTAAAGTAAAGGCCGAACGCTTTAAATTCGGTCTTTAAAGGGGGAGGTGGGATTAGAGCCTTACCCCTGAAAATACTTTCTTGGTTTTCCTTTTGAGTCAAGACCGGCAAAAAGCCATCCCATGCGGGATAGTGCCAAAGTCAAAAGCAAAGTCAAAACCTAGAGCTTGACGACCTCGACAAATACAAGAATCTCGGAACGCTTAACGGCTAGCTGATGCCCGAAAAGCCAGCCCATAAAAGGCACTCGTGAACTTGCCTCGTCCTCTTGATCGTCCTGCAATCCAGCCAGCATAACCACCTCACCGGGGACCAGACCAAGCTTGGTATTAACCGAGCGCTTAATGAGCGTAGGACTGTTATTCACGCCTGTTTTAGTGAGGACAAAATTCGATAACTCTTGGTTAAGCAATAGCTCGACAACATCGGCACGAATCTCAGGAGTGACGGTAAGGATAACGCCCGACTGACGATAATCAACGGACTGTAAAGGATTGCCATTCTTATCGGCTTGGAGAGAACCAAGGACAGGAACATCCTGCCCAACAGAAAAGCGAGCTTGAGCGCCATTCTTAACGCGCACTTGAGGCCGGGAAACGGACTTGAAGCGAGAATCAGCATCGAGGGCCGAGAGGACCGCATCAATACCACCAACGCCAATCTTGATGGACACACCATCAAACACACCACCAGCAGCAGCCACACCGAACCGACCACCAAGAACAGAGGCCACAACATTAACCGCCGATCCTTCGCGCTTATCAACGCCGACCTCATAGACAGCAGCCTTTAAGACGACCTCACCGGATGCAGTATCAAGGTCGACAAGAAGCTTGCGAACTTTCGCCGCTTCTTTCGGAGAAACAGTAAATGATATTTGGTCGACTTCACTTCGATCAATTTGGCCCTCGACACTTGAAGGACTTAAAAGATTAGCCTGGGGAATAGGAGGCACGACAGAAGCCGCAGCAATGGCCGCATGTGGAGCGGCCACATCAGGAGAACGGATAGAGCGAGCCATCAGAGAACGCGCCCCGGTAACACTTTGGACAACATCAGCCAGATACCGAGCAGAACGAAAACGAGGATGATAAATAATAATTTCATCCGGCAATTCTGCCCGCTTGCCGATCCAGACGACACCAGAACGACGAACGATCTCGAAACCGACCGAATCAGCCAAATCAGAAACAGCCGAGACCACCGCAGACACCTTGACGCCACGAAGATCGACCGTGAATTTATCCTCGTTCAGCAAAACAGCAGGGGAGAGGACGAAAGGAGAAGGAGATAAATCCGAATAGACAACGCGCAGAAGATCCACTAAGCGAATCTCGGAAAGCGACACGGAGACAAGATCAGCCGCCGAGCAGGTGAACGACAGGAAGCAGAAAAGCGAAGCGAATATTCTCATTTGGAACCGGGAATAATCCCGCCTTCTTTGGTTGATCCAGTCCAAGAAGTGACAGCCTCACCACTTGGTAAAAATGTCTCAACCTCATAGGCTGAGAACTTGACACTCGGAGGATTGAAAAGAACCCGAGTGCGCCCCTCACCGGCAAGAATGACACTCACCCCCAATGCAGAACGAACAAAGCCCACCACGCGCCACTTATCAGACAAATCAGATGGAGCTTTAATAGCAGGCGTGTCAGGAGTTTTAATCTCGGGAGACTTAGACGCTACCACCGCAGTGTCGACTTTCTTTGGACCTTTGAAGAACGAGAACACCGACCAGACCGCAATAAGGAAAACAATCAGCCCAATCGGAAGAACGAACTTAAAGAGCGCACCCTTTAAGAGATTGCCTCGACCATCAATATTGACCTCGACACCATCGGCGCCACCCTCGACTTTTTGACTGTGCGAACTGTAAAAAGGAAAGTATTTGTCATTATAAGAACGCTGCAAAGACCTCAAAGGCTTGCGAGCCGTAGAGCCACCGCGATAGATATCGACACGGTAACGACTGGACGAGCCGATAACCGTTAATTTTTCCATTGAATAAGTTTCTTCGATAATCCCACGAACGCAACGATTAATGTCTTGCACATCCTGAGTGATTAGAGCCAAATCACAAGAAACGCCCGTTACAGAATGAAGGAAGTGCCGGTGCATGCGGAAGAAATTCAAGACCGTAGGAGGCCGCTTTAATCCTTCATCGTCCTTTGTCGAGAAACCAGACCAGAAGCGCCATATCTCATCAAGAACGACTAAATCGCCGCCTTGAATAAAAAAATCCTTTTGATCGGGAGGAGGAGCTTCAGCACCGCGAGAAAAGAAGCCCCGAGAAGATTGTGCCGTTGGTTCCGAATAGGGTTTATCGGATAGCCAAAAATTCCCATCCAGTACGGCAGAATGATCGACAGAAACGATAGAGCCGATTTTCTCAGCCGGTACGCCTTCGGATAACAGAGCATCGCGCATAACCTCGAAATTGAGGCCCGCAATATTGGAGACTACACGCCGACCAGAGCGCAACGCTTCATAAATGACGACAGATACAACCTCATATGTCTTGCCGCTTCCCGTTCGACCGACATAGGCTTTAATCGACACGTCAACCGATAACCGGGATACGACGGATTAGAAAGCGAGTGACATAAGCAGACAGCAACAGAGGAACGCCGAAACTTAGTTGGAAGAAATCGAGGAAGAACCAGACACCAGAACCAAGACCACCGAAGGCACTAGAAAGGCTGCTAGTGCTTATCCACGGAGTAATTAACTCGACCAACTTAGGAGCGAGAAAAGCCAGCAACAAAAAGAGCGCCGTGAACAAAACGAACTTAATAACGACCGCACGAAAAATCCACGATACAGCCGCCCACAAAGCGGTAGCCAGCATTCCGAATAGCGCAGCCATGAGTTAAGCCCTCAACACGATAAACAGCGCCAAGCACGTCCAAACGACCGCCATAGCCGCTTGCAATGCGCCCCAATGATTAGTTATCAAGGCGCAATGCGAATCAATGGTGAAGGACTGCCCGAGCGCATTAAAGGAGCTCGTTGGGCAAACCGACGAATGACCGGGAACAGACCAAGAACGGAGGACGGCAAAGGAGGATGCAGAATCAACATAATCAGAATCAGGAGGAGGAGTTAATTCAGCCGCATTAGTAACAGAAGGAGGAGCTTCTTTCAAAGCATCTTCAATCGCTTTCATATCACTAGACCGCACATAGTCAGACGGGTAATAATTAGTGGCCAGACCGGAAACGGTAGTATCGCCCGAGATGGAATTTGGCAAGCCATCAGCACCGACAATAGACGAAGGTTGAATGATTGTATCGGGAGCTACAGGAACAGCGACTCCAGGTAAATATGTTTGAGTCGAGATAACAGAATTGTTCGTCGTGTTGTTGGTTGTGGTGGTTGTTATGGTTGTGGAATTGTCCGCATTGACAACAGAAGTCTTTTTAACGGTTTCAGTAGCAACCGCAAGAGTTTCAGGAGCAGGAGCATTACCTGGAGCTGTTGAATAACATTTAGTGACGCCGTTAATGGTTTGGGGAAATTGTCCCGATGGACAGGTATTAGAAGGAGCAGCAGTCGTACCAGTACCAGCAGCAACCGCACCGTTAGCACCGACTGTGCAAGATTCGCCATCGCCCATACCCATGTATTGACCACGCGCAAGATAATGACGAACACCCGCAACCAGAATAGATGCGACTGGAGAGTCACCAGTCCAAGATGCATAACAACCAGATATACAAGCAATAATGGGTGAAGGAGAACCACCAGCCGATAAGCCGATATCGTAATAACTTTTTAGACCAATAGTTGCAGTAGAACGGCAACTAGTAGAACAAGTGCCATCAGATAATTTTCTGACAGCCGGAGCAACACAATCCGGGCGATAACAAGTAGCCGCGACCACTGTCCAATTTTGACCCGTTGGGCAAGAATAAGCATTAGACGCAGGCCCACATGACGGAAGATTATTTACATTTTGGAGAGTACCAGCGGTGCAACCGGCATTAACCAAATGCCCGGAAGGAGAACCACCAGCAACGTAACACGCATAATATTGATATGGGGTTGCATGTTGTGGAGTTCCTGTATTGAACTGACTGCGCGAAAGACACGCACCAGATATAGCATTTTCATAACCGACATTAGCAACCAAGAAAGTACTTGAACCGCTGAAATACATATTAGCCGTAGTTGGGCCAAGTGCCGCTGTAGCAGGAATAGTCTCAGCCTGTGAAATCATAGGCCACACACCCGCACAGAATAAAACTAAAGCGCATAGAAGCGCAAAAGCACGGTGCTTAATCATCAGACAAGCCCGTAATCATCGCCCATGCAGTTAGCAAACCGTACAGGGCAAAGACCAGATACCACGCATCGACAGAATTCATAGAATCAGACCTTGACGGAAAGCGGAGCGTCCCCCGCCAACCGACTCAGATGGAATTAACCACGACGAACGGCACCAATCACCAAGCTGGCACCCTTCCAAGCGATGTAAACGACGATCAGGGCAGCACTGACGCCGAGAATCGCGGTAGTAACCGTTCCGAAGTCGACAGCAGTGGTCAACGTGGTCAGGTCAGGGCCGGCAGCAAACGCCGAAAGAGGAGCAGCAGCAGCCGACACAACAGCCGCGAAACGAGTGCGAAGATTCATGATGAACCCTTTCAAAAAGCGCCAGTAACCGACTGACAACGGCATTGGCAAAATGCCAAATTCATGATTACCATTTTTTGATAGCGGTAAAGATCAAACCAATATTTTGAGAAAGCAACCACGTACTAGCCACCCCCAAGAAAAAGAAAGCGAAAATGCCGGCAGCCGCGACAGGATCAAAAGCGGGAGCATCAATAGCCGCACAGGTAGGTAAAGCAATCGTTCCAGTACGAGCCGCCGCCGCCGTGTTAGCGCTAAACGCCCGAGACAGCAAAGAGTAGGTAATCGTTCCACCGATAGAAATAGTGGACGACGTATGAGTGGTGAGATTCACATCACCCAACAACGGGAATGACGCTTGAAACGCCGCGAGCGCTTCTGCATTTGTGCCGTAGCAATGGCCAGCAAACGCGAGCAGCATTAGACCGCCCACCCACACGAAAGAGCCGCGCACGTCCTCACCGCTTCGCGGCTGCGGGCGCGCCCGCCCCTTTCGAAAATGACGATATCAAGCCACACGCAATTCAGCCCAAGAAGCCACAGGAACCGCAAGCAGAACTTTGACCGCCTGAAACGGAACGACATTACCAGCGCACAACTCAGCATCAGAAAACCCCGCCGAGCGGAGAATCTTCAAATGCCGAAACCATGTACGCTCAGCCATGCCCGCCTTGGTTTCCTCGAAGCCATCCACCGTGATATTGCGAAACGTCGTAAAAGCCTGCAAAGCCTGTTGATGGCTTACCTTTGATTCTTTTTCAATCTGACTGACTAACTGTTCTCTACCCATGTTTTTAACCTCCAGCCCGCCCAATAATGGCCCGAAAAAATCCAGATACAAAAACGCCAACGCTTCAGCCGTTAGATCTATCCACTTGCCCCCGCCTTGCTCAAACCGCCGAAACCACCGAGCGCCACGCGTATGCTCCAAACGCAACAGCCTATCGGCACAAACTAATTGATCCTCACTCAGATCCGACTCGTTAAGCTTGCCCTTACGCATCAAGGAACGAAGGTGCGCCCCCTTGTGATACGCCTTGCCTTTCTTAACGTCGGAAGTCGGGCACCAGTAAACCGTGTCACCGCCCCGCGCATTACTGGACGCCCGACGCCGAACGCCATCGGTGTTGAGTAATTGCCTTAGAGCTTGTTTGACTGAGCCAGCATCAGGCAACGCATAGTTGCCCGTAATGTCAATGCGCCGACACTGCCAAAAATCAACCTCAGGAAGATAGGCGTTCAAAGCACGCATGGCAGCGAATCTCAGGACGTTGGCACAGTTACGAGCATCGAGTGAGCCAAACACATTAACCACCGACGTTAAAGACGCTGGCGAGGCTGCAATGACGAGATAATCAGTCTTGCCGTCGCCTTGCGCTTGCCAGAACAGCCCCTTACTGTCAGACCGGAGCTTCTCAACATCAAGTTGCTTCTTTTGCCATTTCAACTCGCCATCAGCGTTACAGCAGATCAGCGAACCCATGCAGGACTTGACGCGATCCGCCACAACCGAGCCGACCAACTCCAAAGGAATGCGGAGAGTCAACCAATCAATCAAAAGCCCATCACCGACGGTTTGCAAAGAAGGACTGCCACCCATGGCAGTTTGTCCGGGTATTACATAGGGACCCGGACACGGGGCTTTTACAGGGTCAAGAACAGTCAAAGGCGTTACAAGACAATGGCTTGCAGCAGTTTTCGTAACGGTTTTCGTAACAACCAAGTAATCTTGTCGACTATTAGAATGCGTTACGTTTCGTGAAACATTGCGTGAAACATTCGGATTGGCCAATCGAGCACGATAGGCTTTCATGCGTTCAGCCGTTGAAAGCGCAGGCCGCTTCATGCTTTGACCAAGCCTTGACGCGGATCAAACACGGTCAAGGGCGCACCGGAGGATTTGTAGCCTTCGGCCCAATACTGGCGAGTCATCGGCGCACCTGCCGGCAAATCATAGCCAGCCGAGGGCGGAAAGAAGAACCGGCAGCAATCGTGAAAGCCTTTGCGGTTGTTGCTTTTGCTGGTGCTACGCAGGCACTTGACGAGCAACACCCCATCCACCGGCAAAGCAGGAACGGCCATCAAACAGGCCGAACAGCTTGCACGGAGGAGGGGAGCCATACTTAGCGTGAGCCTGTCAGGGCGTAACACGCGCCTGCATACATCGGGTTGTAGCCCAAGGCATGCAGGAGCACACAACGGCGAAGCTCGAAACGGAGGGCTTCAAGCGAAATGACCGACACGACTACGCCGCCTTAGCGACGGAAGCGGGAACGGATTGCTGGCGCAGGTAGAGGCCGAGCGAAAGATTATCGAAGCGATCGACAAAGAACGACTCCGGGGCGACCACATACATGCCAAGGACATAGGGCGCTTGCGAATCGCCGAGGTTGATCTTGATCTTTTGCGGGTACTTCGAAGGCTGGCCGCTGCGATCCGTGGTGTAGGCATACGCCT